TAGCTAGTAACGAGTTTATTGCGTACCCTCTTCGTAAATAAGACTGCTCAACTCCACAATAACCACACTTCTTATACCACCGCTTACCCCGTTTAACTACACTTGCTGGGGTATCCATCGGGCATTACCACTTAGCTTTGTCAGCCCAATACGCTGCTGACATCTTGCCCTTTTTAATGTTCTTAGCATGCCTCGCTTTAAATGATTTACGCTTAGCTTTCATACGTGCAGATTCACCAGCTTTGGGTTTGCCAGCTGTCTTAGCTCCCTGCTCACCGAATCTAATAACTTTTTCTTTACCATTTGCACACGCTTTTACAACATGCGATTTCTTTGCATGGCCTGGTGTGCGTTTAGGCTTGTTACAAGCCATTGTCTTTTTGCTAACTTTCTTAGTAGGCATCAATTAGCCCTCTCTTCTAGCAATTTAACTCTAACCTTCAAATCGTGGATATGTTCAAGCATCTCTTCTTTGAGTTCTTGCCTCGCAAAAGCATTACCTGGACTTGGGACGATCTCCCCCGAAGGACTAATAAGCTGCATCTGGTTCGCACGAATTAGCTGAATATCGGATTGGATCTCTCCAATAGACGAAATGACCCACCACATAGCCGCCAGAAGTACCGGGACTAAGCTAGCTAGCGCCTTCGGTAGGTCAAAGTCTTTCACAATTTATCCGTAGAACAGAACGACGCTAGAGGCGCCATTAATATCTAGGAATACACCGTTCTCACATAAGATACCTTCACCAGGAATATCCACAGTATGCTGTCCTGCAACATCAGCTGGGAGTTTCAAGGCTTCTGTACCACTAGCGGCAGAGGCATTATCGTAAAGGATAGGCGCCACACCAGCTGTAGTAACTGCATAAAAGATACCCTTAATACGAGTCCGGTAAGCAACCATGGCTCCATCGCCCGTTGCAAACGCAGATTTAACATCGTATTGCATGGTTATCTCCTATTAGCCAGCAGAAACTGTAAGAACTCCTGAGTTGCTCCAAAGCTGACCTACAACTTCTGGATCTGCGGTAGGAAGGTCTGAAAAGATAACGACACTGTTTGTGCCATCGTAAGTAATTGAAAAGTTTTCTGTCTCTACGCCAGTATTAGCAGCGACAGTAATGTCTTTGAAACCGTTCTCGGATCGAACTGGTCCTTGGAAAGTAGTATTAGCCATCTTATTTCCTTTCGTGTAGTAGCACTTCCTATACCGTCTCTACTAAGTCTGCTAGGTCAGTCGGTATAGATGTTATCCTAGTACGTCTAGTATAAATTAAAAAAGGGGGGCTTGTAACCCCCCTCTCTATTAGGCGCCTTGTGAGCCAAACATTCCAAGTGGATCAGACCACCCGAATGAATAACGTTCACGAGCCTTGTAACGGACGTTACCTGTGTCGAAGTCTCCGTCCATTGAGTTGCTCATTGGAGAGCGAACGAAGTGCTTCATACCATTAGGTACGTCAGTTGTAAGGTACCAAGCATCGGTATCTGTCAAGAAGTGGTTAACTGTGTAACCCTCTGGGATAGAACCGTTGGTCATGATAGCGTTGATATCGTTATCAGCCGTACCTACACGCTTCTCAGTCTCAAGGAGTCGAGTAGCAACAAACTGTAGATTTGGTGGAACGATAAGTTTACGTGGCTTAGCAGCAATCAGAAGACCGCGCTCGTCCGTCCAACCTGCAATCTGAATAACAGCCGCTTCAAGAGAAGTTTCGTTAAGGTCAGCTTGGACAGATGGAGTGTTACTGTTGGTACCACCAGATACTAGTGGGTGATCTGTAGCAAAGAGAACCTTGCCGTCACCACCAGTGTAGTCAGTATCCCAACCGTTGTTAAGGACAGAAGCAGCTTTAGTTTGCTTCGTGTAAGCCATAGCACGAGCCAAAGCCTTTGTGTAACGTGATGACAATGAGTCATACAAGTTATCTTCAATAGCTTCCTCAGTAAGAGAGAAGCCAAGAGCGATGGTTTCGTGTGTATAACGTGAAGTCCAAGCCTCTTGACCATTGTCGTAAGAAATTGAGCTGCCTTCGTTCTTTACTGGAGCAGCAGAGAACCCTGATAGCTTTGTTTCTTCTTCGAATGAACGCTCGGATGATTCGGTTTCAAAAATCTCCTTATGCTCTTCACCATATCGGCTGTATTCCATACCGAAAAGGGCATTAAGACCAGGAAGGAGTTCCTTTAATAGTTGTGCGCGTGAAATAGCCATATTATGTTACTCCTTATAGGCCGACGTTGTTCGTCATCTGGTGAGCGCTTGGATTGAACTTAACAAGAACATCCGGGAAAGCATCACTAGGATCAGAAACATGGGCAACAATACGGAAAGCAGCTGCTGTAGTAACAACAGTAGCATCCAATGCTGAAGTCGAATTACCTGTAGCTGTATCACCAGTTGAGGTACTTTGAGCAGCAGCGAAGAAAGTGTTAGCGCCAATAACAGTTTGAGCACCAGCACCATCTAATTGTGCCTGGAAAAGAACATCAGGATCATCAACAACATATGCTTTGATAGAACCACCGTTGGCTGTGCCAGTTGGGTAATATTGAGCAAAAAGTCTCTGACCTTGCGCGTTAGTGTACTCACATCCAACAAATACACCGATACCACCGACACCGGAAGTACCACTGATACTGTTAGTTGTAAGGTCTGCACCAGTACCTGTAGCCAATGCGATATAACCGTCCGCACCGATAATAACAACTTGACCGTAAAAAAGGTTAGTTGCTTCACCAGCAGGGTCGATTAGGTATTGACTAGTAGCACCAGCATAGGGCATGCCATCGGCACGCTTTACGGGTTTTAGACCGTAAGGAGCAGCTGTAGTAGCCATGTTAAAACCTCTCTAAAAATTATTTACCTTTACCAAATGACGTACTTGTACGTTTCTCTGAAAAGAGTGGCATACGTTGGTCATTCTCTCTCATAAAGTTGTTGTCCACAGATTCAATCTGAGCTTTAGACTGTTGAGCATAATAATCATTACGCTGTTTAGCCATCTCATCAGGCATCTTACAGAGCAACAAACCCGCGACCTCAACATTGTCTTTATATCGACTGTCGGGATCAACAAGCATTTTAAATTGTGGTTGTTCCTCAATACGTACAGGTTCCCACCCTTCTCTGAGTTTGGCAGAGACATTACGGGCATCAGCCTGTCCATTAAGTGCAACCCTAATCCAACGGTACGTATACCCTGCCTCTTTGGTTGGCTCAGGTAGTACCTCAGGTCTTGTCCATTGTTTTGGACGTTCCGTCTTGGACCTATCATCTAATTCGCGTGCAAGTCTAGTATTAGCCATTTTGATTCTCCAATCTCCTTAATTCTTTAGCATATTGTTCAGGGGTTAAGCCAAGTTTTTTAGCTATAGCCACCTGAGACTGCTTGAGTACGATCCGTTTGGAAGATGTACTTCGGGATGCCGGAGCAACCACAGTGGCGGGTTTGTTTTCTGCACGAACGGGCTTGCCGCCCCCGTCCGATGAATCTTCTCCCTCAAAATACTCAGGGAATCTGCGGCGCATTGTTTTGTCAACGTCCGCCCAATAGTCATCTGTACCCACATAAGACTCACCCTTTGTTTGAACTAACTTTTGATGTAGTCCAAGTGCTGAGCTAGTCATCTCAGGATCAGAGCCATACCAAGTATTGCGTTCTTGCCACGCCATGGTTTTGGCATCCAACTGAGGTCTTTGCGGTTCAGTTGATTCAGTGTTTACACTATTTTCTTCAGTTTGTCTAGGTTTTTCATAACTTGAAAGTTGTTGTCGCTTCCAATTTACGTCAGAAAGTTTACCTTGAGCCTCGACAATAGAATCAGTATCACCTGATTCATACGCTTCTTTATAGGCTCGTTTTGCCATTTCTAGTTCATACTCTAACGACTGTTTTGCAGTATTTAGGTATGTTTCACGGCCTTTTTCAGCTTCGGCGCGGAGACGTTTATTCTCCTCCATTGCTTTCTTAGCCATAGAAATAGCTTCTTGATGCTCTCGCATAGCAGACTCTTTAGCCCGACGCTCATCGTGCCAGACCTTTTTCATCTGCTTAAGCCGTTCTTTTACCCCATCTGAGTAGTTATCCAGCTCATCATTCTCCAAGTCCTCTACTATTTCTTTAGGCATCGGAGACCGATTGCGGTCTTCTTCAGGAGTATCATCTTCAACTTTGAGTTCTACTTCTTGCTCTTCACCTTCGATCTCAAAATCAGGTTCTTCTTTC